AGCGTGGTATGAGCGAAAAAATACAGTTAGCGACAACACTTGAACAGAGCCTGAAATTGCAAGAGTTAGGTGTGCCGGAGAACACGGCAGATATGCACTACTCAAGAACTGTCGGTGCTACCAAAAGTGTATTGCAGGGCTACAACAAGTATGAGAATTGTTACCCGGCTTGGTCATTACCGGCACTGTTTAGCGTAATTGGCAACGTGTCTTTGACGAGTGACGGTAAAGATACATGGGTCTGTATGACGAGCATCTTAGATAGTCAGCCTCAGATGTATCAAGCTAAAGGCAACACTGCCTATGATGCAGTAATAGGGCTTATTGAGAAGCTCGTGAATAAGTCGAAATTAATAACAGAACAGCTTAACCCATGGCTTAAATGGGTCAAGCTGAAATGAACGATTATGAAATATGAAGATACCGGGCAATTTACCCAAGAGCAGGAAAAGTTAGCCAAAGAAATTTCGACACGGCTAAGAAAGCTACGTCAATTAGGATGTGTGCTTATTGCAAAACAAGATAGGCTATGCGCTTACCTTGACGAGGATTATATCAACTCAGACGAATGCGGTGATTATAATTTCCCGACTCCTTGCCTTGACTGTGGGCGTATAGACGATGCGGGAGCTGATGATACAATGTATTTCGAAAACGGATACATAGGCTAATTATCTTTAATTTTGAAAAATAATTGAATGAAAATTTGGTTAGTAACGAAATATTTACTACCTTTGTAATGCCATAAGGCACATAACTCTAAAGACTTCAATATGACAGACGAAGAATTTAAAAGAGAGGTTCAAAACCTTGTTGAAATGCTCAACAACCTCCGCCTAATCAAGGACAAAGGTTTAAGAAGATGGTTGAAAGTTGAAATAAGAAACCAGCTCAATCAATTACTGAATGACTAACAATAAAGGCTCTCTCTAATGGGAGAGCCTTAAAAAAAACGAAATATATGGAAACAGAATGCAGAACAAGAACATCTGATGCTGTTCTCTCCAAGATTAAGTTTATGGAGAGAGAAGATTTGTTACGCGTTGTGAATGGCTCGTATATTGCCGAAAGGTTCTTTGGCAAATCCGGCAGCTGGTTCAGTCAAAAGCTCAACGGCAACATGAAGAACGGTAAGCCTTGCGAGTTCACGGAAAGTGAGCGCAAGACGCTGAGCAATGCACTGTACACAATCGCTCTTGAACTTCAAGATTTAGCTGATGAACTGCAATAAAGAGTAACATCTTCGTCTGTCAACGTAATGCAGCGACATCAGTTTGGCGCGACTGATTGAAAATAATCGGTCGCGCTTTCTTTGTTGGCAAATGTTTAGTATCTTTGTGCTAACTAAACATTTGCACATGACACATGAGGAGTTCTATGTCAAGGTCGTTGCGATGCGCAGCTATCAAAAAGATTGGTTTGCCACTCGCAACATCACTGCACTCAATCAAGCTAAGAAGTTCGAGGCTGAGATTGATAAAGAGATAGAGAGAGTCAATGCCATTATGCAGCGTAAGGCTGCCGAACGTGAAGCCAATGCTCCGAAACAGTTGCGACTCTTTGTCTCTTCAAGAGGGAAAAGATAACGGATTAATTAATCAACCTTAAAAGCAATTATGTCACGTCGTAAGCGTATCAATGCCAGTGTCTCGCCTGAAGAGTACGAAGAACTGCGTCAAGTAATGAAGATGGCAAGGCTGAGGAATATGGCTCAGCTGTCGCTTGGTGCGATGCGCCTTCTGCTGATGTATATCAAGCGCATCAAGGCTCGACAGTTAGCACAAGGCAAGGATGCTGATGATATAGAAGTCATCGCAAGAATGTTCCGCGACTTCGGCGATCATGAACGACAGCCCGATGGCACTGTGCCTGTAAGACACCCACGACGTACCATCAAATGATATGGCTAAAGATAAGGACTATATCAAGATGATTAACAGCGTTAGGTGGAAACGCCTAAGAGTGAACACACTTAATGCGCACCCATTCTGTCAGCGCTGTCTTGAAGATAACAAGTATGTGCCTGCTTGCGAGGTGCATCATATCACACCCGTTGAGTCTGTAGTTGGCTTGCGCTCGAAGGAAGAGCTGATGTTCAATCCGTCCAACCTTCGAGCGCTATGCCATGACTGCCACATCAAGACACACATGGAGCTTGGACGTGGTACCAAGGCTAACATGATTGAACGTACTAAAAAGGAAGTAGCTCGTGCGAAAAAATTTTTCGAGTGAAGCACCCCGGGGGTGTTTTTTAAAGACCCCCACCCCATTCGAAACCTCACCCCCCTCCTTTGTTTTCGCACGAGCGACTTTTTGGGCCATGGGGGAAGTTAAAATATATACACGACCACAATCTTCTCCTTTTTGGCTTATTTCTTAAAAAGTGTCAAAAAAATGCGACAAATGCGACACTATAAAAAAGGGACTGGATGATAACCGGGAAGAAGTTGGAGTTTATCGATGCCTTGCGCGAAAAAAGAGGCATTGTGCGAGATGCTTGCCTTCAGGTAGGCATCAACCGCAGTACGTACTATCGTTGGCGCAAGGAAGATGATGAATTTGTCGAAGAGGCTGACCTTGTAATGGATGAGCAGGGCGACCTTGTTGAGTCGCGATTGCTCGACTTGATTGAAGCCGGGGATACATCCGCCACAATCTTCTACTGTAAGACCAAGCTCAAGAACCGCGGCTACACTGAGCGCAACCAAGAGACCAAGAAACAGCAGCCCGAACCCGAACCTGTCGAAATTCCCGACAAGTTCGATGTTGCGGAGATGCTCAATGTCGATGCTAAGGAGGTAACGCGACTGGTTGACAACAAGAAGCGCTATCTTATCAAGCAGCTCAAGGCACAGAATAAGTACAGCGAGGAGCTATCAATGCAGGTTAAGATAACAGCGCAGCTGCTCGTTAAGAAGGATATGCTCGCCGAGGAAGTGCTTAGCACATCGCACAAGTCGATACTCGTACAGACATCACGCGAAGGCGATGCACGTGCGACCGTTAACCCACAAGATAAGTTGTATCTGGACTATGCGCAACAGAGCCAACGCGCTCTCCGTGCGCTCGGCATGAACAACGATGCCAAAGACCGCAAGGACACTAACGATGGTCTTGCCGATTTCATGAACCAATTCTCTAACAATGACTGATGAGGAGAAGGACAGAGAGCGAGAGTGTAAGCATGATGTTGTTGAGTACATAGCGGCTCACCGCGGCGAATGGTGGAGCGCCCACCGCGCAATACTCGACAGCACCGATACGCGCCTTCTTGCCTATATCTCTCAGGTCATCGACAACACCGATGCGCATAACCTCTATGAGCTGCTCGCCGTCAAACGGTTTTTCATGCTGCTCGATAACTATGAGTGGAAACCGGGGCGAGTCAAAAACTTTTTTCGCTTCTATGAGGCTCTGAAGTTTAGCGGCACATCAGGACGCCGCCGTTACAAATTGACACCGGTGCAATGCTTCCAGTTCGCAAATATGTTCGGGTTCTACGATTCACAAGGGCGTAGGCTAACCCGCACGGCTTGTATATTCGTGCCACGTAAGTTCTCAAAGACAACATCGGCGGCTGCCTTGGCTGTGTATGATATGCTGTTCGGCGACAATAACGCTCAGGCTTATGTCGGCGCTAACAGCTATAAGCAGGCAAAAATCTGTTTCGATGAGATACGCAATATTATGCTTGACTTGGATGGTCGTGGCAAGCACTTCAAGGTCAATCGCGAGGTGATTACGTTCAAGGACATCGGGCGCGATAGTAGCATCAGCTGCCTAACTTCTAATGCTCGCACTCAAGATGGTCTGAACGCATCGCTTGTCATCATGGATGAATACTCTCAAGCTCGCAATACAGCCACTCGCAACGGTGCAGACCTCAAGAATACACTTACATCTTCAATGGGCGCTCGCCGTGAGCCTTTGGTTGTCACTATTACCACGGCTTCGGAGGTGATTGACGGACCGTTTGCTCAGGAGCTTGACGGTATCAAGCGCGTCCTACGCGGAGAACTGGAGAATGACCGCGTGTTCGGTGCGCTGTTCATGCCTGACGTTGACGATAAGGAGGATGACCCGAATACGTGGGTAAAGGTGCAGCCGCACATGGGCGTGACTGTGCAAGCTGACTACTATGAGCAAGCATGGGGCGAGGCTCAACTGTCTGCCGAGAATCGTATGGTATTCCGCACCAAGCTGCTCAATATCTTCGCGGAAAACGAGCGGCGGTCGTGGATCAGCGCAGAACTTGCGCGTAATATCGCCAAACCATTCGAGATTGAAACGCTTCCGGGTTCGCCGTTGGCTACGGCTGCCATTGACCTCTCGGTTAGCGGTGACTTCTCGGCTGTGAGCTTCGCCATGTACTACGAGCGGACGCGTGAGATGTACTTCCATACGGCGTACTTCTTCCCTGAAGGTGCGTTGCCGGGACACCCCAACGAGCGAATGTACCGCATCTGGGCTGAGAAGGGCTACCTGATACTCACACCGGGTGATGTGATAGACTATCGCGTAATCACTGAGTATATCTTCAGCAAAAAGGACTACGTGCGCATCAAGCTCATTGGCTATGACCCATACAAATCGCAGGAGTGCGTTAATATGCTGCGCTCTGCCGGTGCTAATGGTAATGTCATGCCTGTGCGACAGACAAACGGCAACTTCACCGCGCCTGTGGAGAGCTTCGAACATGGCGTTAAGACCGGTCACATCTTCATCAACAACAACCCCATCAACTTCTATTGCTTCGGCAACGCCGTGCTTGATGTTGACAACAACGAAAATGCCAAGCCGATGAAGCGCGGCGAGAACATGAAGATAGATGGCGTTATCACTATGCTCATGGCACTGAGGCTATTCCTTGATATGAATAGTTAAAAATAGCTAAATTACGCCTTATATGGTACCATATACGCGCCGTTGTCGGGTCTATGAATGCTTTTCATAGAAAGTTTAGTTTTAGAATGATTGTTAAGGATTTAATCAGGTCACTTTTTTCGGGTGACTCTACAGAGACAACGGTGGGTGGCCCGCGGACGGGTCGCCCATACGTGCATTCTGTCATCGTTCCTGAGACAAGTGAAGTGGTGCGCACTCCAAACCAAGCTATGGCGGTGGCAGCGGTCTATCGCTGCGTAAAGCTTATTAGCGACATGGTGGCAGGGCTGCCGTTCACGTATCAGAGACTCCGCAACGGTGTCTATGTCCCCGCTGAGGATCGATTAAACTATCTGCTTCAAGTGCAGCCGAACCCCGGGATGAGTGCTTTCGACTTCTGGAGTTCCGCCATCGCACAAATCTTACTTCAAGGCAACGCTTATATACTCCCAATAATAGATTTGGCTAATCCGGGATATAGGGAATTAATTTTAATAGCTCCGAACTGTTGCAGCTTCGATATATCATCATGCACATACACAATTAACGACCAATATAACGGTGTCAGCGGCACATACAATGAGGATGATATTATTCACCTCAAGAACTACACGTTCAACGGCTTCACCGGCGAAAGTGTGCTGTCTGTTGCCGCTCGCTCTCTCGGCATCGCAGCCACGGGCGACCGCGAAACGCTTGACCGGTTCTCTAACGGCGGACGTGTCAGCGGTTACATCAGTGATGCTTCGACTACTCCAACACTCGGCAGATACGACACTGATGAAGTCAAGAAGCACGTCGATGAGATTGAGGAGCGCATGAACAACGGACACCGCATTGCTATCATTGACGGTGATTTGAAGTTCCAGCAGTTCTCAATGAACTCGGCTGATATGCAGTTCTTGGAACAACGCAAGTTTGCCGTGCGCGACATCTGCCGCTTCTTTGGTGTGCATCCTTCGTTTGTCTACGATGACACCAGCAATAACTACAAGTCGGCTGAGATGGCTAACGTGGCATTCTTGAGCAATACGTTACACCCATTGCTTCGCAAGATTGAGGCGGAGTTCTGCCGCAAGCTTATCAGCAACAATATATGGACCAAGTACCGGTTTGAGTTTGACCGCAGTCAGCTCTATGCTTGCGACCTCGAAAGCAAAATCAGGTATCAGTCACAGAAAATCGGAGCGGGTCTGTCTACGGTTAACGAGGAACGCCGCCGAGAGAATAAGCCTGAAGTCGAAGGCGGTGACACATTGCTCGTATCGGCTAACCTCAAGAGCATCGAAGAGTTTACGAGCCAGCCAACACAACAGCAGCCACCCAAGGAAGAGCCGACAGAAGGCCAGTCGGAAGAATAGACTTAAATTAGTTTGGATATGGGAAAAGATAAAAATACTCTCGAACAGCGAGAACGTTTTGTTAGTGGATTAGAACTAAGGCAAAAGGCCGGTGAGGAAGGCAAAGCCCGCACCATCACCGGTTATGCCATAGTCTTCAATGAACCAAGCGCCCCACTCTACGAGGATGAGCGCGAAGTTGTCGATGAAGTCATTGCCCCGGGTGCTATACCCAAGGAACTGCTCGACCAGAACGACATCATCATGACGATGTTCCATGACCGCCAATTGCTTTTGGCTCGCTCTAAGAATGGCGAAGGCACATTGCGCTATGTTGTCGATGACCATGGCGTGAAGTTTGAATTTGATGCACCTAACACAGCCGATGGAGACAAAGCTGTTGAGTTGGTTGGTCTCCGCGTTATTGATGGCTGTAGCTTCGCATTCCGCACCCGCTACTGGGATGAGGATTATGTCAGCTGCCACAGCGAGACTCGTGATGGCAAGATACACACCACATACACCGTTAACCGCATTAAGTCCATACACGATTTCACATTGACACCGAACCCGGCTTACCCCTCGACCGAGTGCGACACTCGCGAGCGGTTCGCTACTCTACAACGT